ACATTTGGTCCATTAGTAGTAAGTGCTAGCTGCGTATTACTTACTATTGAACTAATAGCAAAAGGAGTTGTACACGATTGGAACATGATATAATCACCGGGATCAAGTTCTGTAACAAACTTAGTTCCAATACCGGTCACTGTATTTGAGGTGGAGTTAGCGGTAGCTGTACCACTGATAGCTGGCTGAACTTTACCAACAACTCTACCACTTGCAACGTTGGCTGTTGAATTGGCTCCAACAACTAAATCACCATAGTTGAAGAATGTGTTGGAATAGTTAAATACAATATTAGCAAGTGGCTGATATACTGTCTCATCAACTACAAAATTATCTACGAACACATTAGAAGATGTTTTATTGGATACAGTAATAGTTAAGTTTGCAACATCAACTCTTGTATTGGAACCGTAGCCAGTACCACCTGTAATTAGCGTAAATGCTACCTTACCTGTTGACTGAAGGACTGCATCAACACGCGCTTTACCTAGCCTACCTCTTCTATCGGAAATAACGTCAACAGTGTCACCAACTGAGAAGTTACTACCACCTGTGTCTATTGTTATACTTGTGAGTGATCCAATTACCGAAGGACAATCATCAAGATTTCCATCAACTGTAATCAACTCTCCAAAAACAAAATCTCCTGTAATATCTGCTAAGAACAAAACATCAAAGTACTTTCCCTTGATAGATCTGCGTGATATACTATTGACAAAGGCGGATGCACTTGAAACTGATCCTACAATTCTTTTTCCGAAGAAGTCTTTGGTTTTAGAGGACACAGATACCTCAAGATAGATTGGTACTACCCACTCACCGTCGGATGGTTTGAGAATATCCTGACCAGGGTAGTAAACATCGACATCTGATAAAGAGTATACCTCTTTAAATAGAAGTTCTGTACCCTGCTTTGTCCCCTTAGTACTGTAGAAATCCAAAGAGTTTTTAATATTACTCCTTGTATTTTCGTAAAACACTGGCGCATTATATAAGTACTTCTCTTTAAAATGAACTAGAAAGGAATCAATAGTCTTATCAATATCACGATACTCTATGAGGTTTCTTGAATATCCTATAAAATTATTAGATTCCTGAGCCCAATTATAATATTCCTTTACAAACTCGACAAAGGTATTACCCTGCTCTCTGTAAAAATCAGGGAAGTGATTACCTACCAGTACTGAGATGTTGTCTTCAATATCTTTCATCTTTGAAGCGGAATCATGGTTACGGAAATATCTTCAGGTTTTACTTTTAATACATCTTTTAGCATAGATGTGTAATCCTTACTTTTCATCTGAGCATATATTTTAATACCTGCTCCCGAGTAGCTAGAAATATTGAAGTTGCCAACAGTGATGGTTCCGGTTGTATAATCAACAGTCCCAACCTTAACAACCTCCACCATCTGGGAAGAAGTGACTTTAACTATTCTTATGGTACCAGCGCCATCATCCTCCAACTTACAAGCTATTCCATCATATACAAAGGTACTTGAGGATACGCCAGCATCATCATTAATATTATGTTGAGCTGTAGTAGGAGTAGTTAGCTTTATCTCTGAATTAAACGAGACGCTAAAACTTGTATTTTGATTTAGTGTAGGTACTATAAAAACATAAGGTGTTACCGTAGTGTCATTATTAAGTATAGATGGATCAGTGTCATCTATTGCAGTAACAAAATTACTATATCTGAAATCAGAATTGAAATCGTTTAAGTATGTATTACTATAAGATACAATCGCTCCAAAAACTTTACTCTGCAACTGTGCACCTGATAATGTAGTATCGTTAGAATTATACTTAACGTCTGTTTTTATATCCAAGTACATATAGTTTGGATCCACTATTTCAGTAATAAATCCAATCGGTATTTTATTCTTTAAGTAGTCGTTGAATACTTTCTTACGACTATCAGATGAAGTAACATTATCACCTAAGTTGACTGCAACAAATACTTTACCGTATTGTGGAGGTTCTTCCTTCTCTCCACCATAAACAGCAACTGATATAATATCTGCAAATTCCCTGCTTAGAAGAGTTTCATAGTCATTTTCTGTGATTGCTCTCTCTTGAGCTTGAAAGTTTTTAGGTGCGTTGAACTTAATCGATTGGATAGATTCAATTATTGATCCGCCAAGGGCTGCTTGATTGATTATTACATTGACATTAGCATGACCATCTATGCTGGAATTATTAGTAAAGTTATCAGCTCCGTTTGGAAGTTCTCCACTTGATACTCTATACGTTGCACTAATAACAGCATTATTTAGAGGTGCTCTGCCAGTAATATCATTTCCAAAAACTATCTCATACTGATCGTTCTCTGCAGCTTGAATAAAGAATACTTTAGAGCTTGATGTAATTCCAAATAGTGAAAATGCCTGAGTATAAACATAAACATTTGCACCACTATTTTCTGTGACGGATACTTCAATACTATTAGTATCAATATTAGGATTATTAAGGATATATCTCTGATTAGATATCAGATTATTCTTTACAAATGTATCAGTTACATAACTACCCTCATACACTGATACATTTTCTGCTGTATAAACCCCATTATTAGCTACTGTCAGTGTGATGGCAGATGGTGTTGAGAAGTTGAAAGTGTTTGAACCAATTCTAGCTGTGAGCGAAGTTTTTGCTGGTACAACGACAGACGTGACACTCACATCCGGGGTTATTTCAATATTAACATTTGCATATGCGGACCTAAACGATCTAGGAAGATAGTTGAGTTCTTTAGCATGAGATACCACACTATCTCTTAGTTGAGCAGTGTCTAGGAACATCTCACTTGCTACCATGTTAAGATAAAAGGAATTGAGATATGAGTTATAAGAAAGAACGTCTAAAAGGACATTCATATTCGAACCTTCAAAGTCATAATCCTGAAATCTAGATTGAGATTTCATATGATCTTTAAGAGATGTTTTTAACGCATTAAAATCTAAATCGATTAGATTTATTGAAGAGTTTGCCATTTTATCTTATTCTTGTAAGTAGGAAGCTGACAGAAACTGTCTCTGGGTTATTTATGGTGGTAAAATAAAGAAACATGGTGAATGCGTGATTATCGTCATCTTCAGTCACTGCAACGTCAATGGTCTGCACTCTGGGCTCAAAATTCTCTACTGCTGTTCTGACTTCTGTTTGAAGAGTTTCTGCTGTAAAGTGATTGAAGTTTTCAAAAAGTATATTCATCACATCACATCCAAACTCTGGTTGAAAAGGTCTCTCACCCTTCCTAGTGAATATAATATTCTTTAGAGAAGATATTATTGCCTGCTCGTTTGTTTGACGAGCAATATCTTTTGTACCGTAGTTACGGTTTAAATTCAGATAAAAGTCACTATACCTCTCTGTAACAAGAGGTGTCGTTGTGAACTTGTCTGCGAATGAAACAACCGCCATCTATTAACCCCCTATTAACACAGAAGAAGATCCACCCACGATTGGTTGGTTACCTGCGTTATCGTCGTTAGCCACTGAATCGCCTTTACGGGCAGCTCCACTTGAACCATTATTAAGATTAATTGTACTTCCGTTAATTGAAACCGTACCAGATGCATTTAGCGAGTACGATCCATTGACCTGTGTTGATATATTACCCTGCACAAAAAGATTAAGGTTCCCACCAACATACACATTATTATTCTTGGTGGTGATATCGTAACGGTCATCTGTAGTCTTGATTACTATTTCACCGTCTTTATCAATCTCAACAAATGTACCTGTCTTGTGCATTATGTGAATACGTTCTTTGGTAGGTGTATCATCCACCTCAATAAGATGACCAGATTCAGTGCGGAAAGACTTGTTGTAAGGGTATTTAGCTGCGTAAGGACTAACCGGTTCTCCTGGAAACGGTGCAGCAGCACCAACTCTTTTCTGCCCCTTCAGAATACCAACCGAGTTTTCCTCGATAGAAGTTCTTGGAAGTTCATTTTGTTCAGTTGATCCAACAATACCTGCAAGAGTGCCTAGTACAATAGGCATCTGACACTCATTACCATCTGCAAAAAAGCCAAACACCGTTGTACCAACCATTGCTCCGACAGGACTTATTCCAATACCATCTCTAATATTTGGCTGGAATATACCAGCACTCATTAACGAGTTTATAGGAGTTGCCCATGGTAGATGATCAGTTGGTACGTTAATCTTATCTGGGTTTCCGTTTGCCAAGAATGGATGAACATTGTATATTCGTACTCTTACTCTACCTATTTTCTTTGGGTCATCACGGTCCTCAACTATTCCCATAAACCATCTGAAACCTTCTTCACCAATTGCAGCTGTTGTCATTCCTCGTATACTCCTTTACCAAATCTCATCAACTCAAGATGAGAGTCATATTTTGCCGAGTCTGCATTTTTAATTGAGTGACGTACTGATGTCACAATATACTTTCCACTATCCATAGTATTTTTACCCTTTTTGGAATTCTGTCCGTTATATTTTGGGATCTCAAGCTCAATAATAGTTCCTGCATTTATTCTTGTGTTACCTGGAATATCAATGTATGTTTTTTCGTGCGTGAACAAGTTCGCATAACAGATACGTTCGGCAATAGTATCATAAACGTAATTGTTAGTGACGTTGGTTGTATCTTTGTACTTTATAAACGGAATCAGCAGTGGTTTGTTACCATACTTTGAATACCCACTAAAAAGAGTATTACTAATATCAGGGTTCTTTGCATTAGAGAACTCGTAAAATAGCTTACTAGATGGTTTATTCTGAAATAGTTTTGACGTATATTTTTTGGTAGTAAAATCAAACTGGGACACTACGGTCTGTAATCCACCATTCTTAAAGTAATTATTAAGATTGAATAAATCTTTAACGGTATAGTTAGAAAATAGTCTAAAAGAATCCATATCCGATATGGATGACTGATTACCTTTAACATTTTGAGATACATCTTCTTGTTGGATGAATTTTTGAAGCTCTGACTTAGAACCTCTTTCAAGAATACCTTCAATAGTAGCAAAGTTGTATTGCTCGCTAGTTTCAAAGAAAAGAAACGTAGATGATTTATACTTAGAAGATACTGATCTCTGTCTAACAAAATCTATAGCTTGAAACGGACTCAGATATGGAATAACCATTTTCTGAGGATCTTTTGTATCTTCTATGAATAGTTTCTTGCTAGATGATAGAAACTTTCTTATAATATCCTCAAGAATAGTTCTGGTGCTTGATGCGTAACTTTTAGCTACTACATGAGCACTGTCTATCAGTAACTCTTTACTGGCCAGTCTTATTTTAAATACCTTGGATCTCAAATTGCTGTTTGGGATCACAGCTGGCATCTCTACAACTCTCATTTTATACTTGAGTGTAACATCGCTACCATAGCCTTGAAATTCTATAACAAATTCTTCATCACCTGATATATTAAATCTCTCTTTGAAGTTACCACCATCATTGAATGTGACATCAGCTATAATATGGGAAGAAAATATACTTTCTATAATATCAATAGTATCAACATACTCCAGCATTTTAGCTGAAGGATAGTCCTTATTAACTACGACAGATTTTAAATGGTCTGTAATAGATATATTCTTTATTTCACACTGGCCAGGTCTTAGGTTCATGATGATAGTAGTGACTTGAATTCATCTTCAATAGCTTGAAGGTATGCTACGTCGATAAGTTTGATATTCTTCTTTTGCTCGTTAAGCTCGCTTTCATAATCATAAAAACTTACGTCGGTATAATATGATTGTAGCTCTGCAGGGATACTTGTTACGATTGTATTGGTGGATGTAATATTCGCCGTAGCTCCACTATCTGCACCGGATAAAACAAGTGAATTATTAACAATTCCTGTGACACTACTTATTGTAACTACTGAAGTATTGGATATGTTAAGAGTAGCTGTTCCCTGAACAGCACCACCAACAGTCTGTATACGTACATATTCACCGTTTGTAAATACCGTGTTACTATTCGGAGTAATATTGAGCTGCATGACTTTATTGGTATTGAATATCATGTCCTCACGTTTTCGCTCATATTTGTACGGTTGGTTATTTCTATTGATCAACGGAGTCCAATATCTTTTTTGGTTTTCAGTTAATGCATTATAAGCAGCTGGTTCTATTAGAGAATCATCATCAAGATAGTTAGATCTGTAGAATTTTACCTTGCGTTGTGGATCTGTTAAAGATCCATACTTCTCAGTAATATACTTCTTAAATGTAGTGTGATCCATGTACCAATCGTAGTATGGATCTAAAACGTTGTTACTGTAGTACACTAACCAATCATATCCAGGATCACCATAGTATAGGTATGCAATAGTATCGGCTCTATCGCCTTCTTGGATTGTGTATGGATGAAATACCTCAAAGCGCTCTTGAAGAGTTTTCTGAAAAGCAACTTTGGCAAACAAATTAACGGATACGGTATTAGCTACCGAATTACCGTACGCCACAAGAGGAAAGTGTCTAAAATAATTATCCATTTTTAACTTGTCTTTTTAACTTTAAATGAGTTTGGCTCATCGTTATAGTAATCATCAGCAAGCCATACTTCAATTTCTTGGAATGTTAATGATAGCGATACTGCGGCTGGTACTTGTACGGGTTTATCTGTGCCATCAGCCTTAATAAAGACTGGTCCGTTAGGAGCATAGTTGATACCCATGTTAGTCAGTACACATCGCTTATATTGTCTTGTGTAATCATCCG